TAAGACTTGATTTCTTGTAACTTTTGATATCTTTTTAATAATTGATACAATGTCCAAGAATCCGTATATTATACCAGCGGCTAAAACATAATCATATTGAATATTTTGTTCGATGCAATTATCTAAAAATTTCTCAACATCCTGCTGTATGATTTCAAATTTGTCCTTAGCCCAATACTTAGATAATATTAAATTACTAGTATCAAAGTAATAGGGTTGTACTTCTACTCCAGTATAATGTTTACATCCATGGGTTAGGGAGTAATGTCCGGCAGCGCCAAGACAACTCCCTAAGTCTAATATTGTCTTATCTTTAATAAGCTCTATAGGTAATTGTACTTCGAATTTATTTTGTAAAACTTCACTAGATGTTTTATTATGCACCATACGAAATTTTCTATTATCATAATCAACAAATTCAGTAGCAATTTCAAATATATTAGTCATCCATTATTTATAGCGAAACTTTACCAATAGCATTGATAACTGCGGCAATACGTCCAACTGACATTAACTCTTGCGTAGTCATGCCTTCTTTCTTTAGTGTATCATAATGTGCCTTAACGCAGAAATGACATTTACCAACAATACTTGCGGCTAATGAATACATTTCGAATTTTTTCTTAGATACACCACCATGAGTAGCATATGCATTCATACGCAATCCTGCAGGTAAACCCTTCATAGATTCATCATTGGCCATCTCAGTAAATGGATACCAAATATTGTTTTGACCCATCAATGAAGCCGCAGTCTTTGCAGCCTCACGTTCTGCTTCATTAGTGAACAAAGGACTGTTGTGTTCAATCTCAAATGCTAGCCCACCATTGCCTGCGGCTAATGCTGACACATAAGCGATTGCGTGTGTATCAACTGGATCTAGTCCACTACGATTAATAACCGCATCAATGTTTAACTTGATATCTTTAGAATGATCGGGTATACTATCTTTTACAGATTGTACCCAATCACCATTTAAGGTGATTGGTTGCATTATAGTGTTTCTCCACCAATAGCACGATTGCAAGGGCATAGTTCACCAGTTTGCAATGCGTCTAATACACGTAATGTTTCATCTGGATTACGACCAACATCTAAGTTGTTAACCGTAACGTGTTGAATAACATTATTAGGGTCAACAATGAAGGTAGCACGTAGTGCCGCACCAGCTGGTGCATAAAATACACCAAGTTGTTCAATTAAGCTGAGATTTCCAGTGTCTGGATCCCAGCGTTGTGTATCAGCAAACTGATGATGTGTAATCTTTTGTAGGTCTGGATGTGCTTTTTGCCATGCCACTTTGCAGAACTCGTTGTCTGTTGAACCTGTTAGCAACACTGCATCACGGTCGGCAAAATCTTGTGCCAACTTGTCGTAAGCTACAATTTCTGTGGGGCAAACGAATGTAAAGTCCTTGGGGTAGTAAACGATTACTTTCCACTTTCCTTCAAACGATTCATCTGTAATCGTATAGAAAGCGTCTTCTGGTTGTCCTGGACGGACTCCTGTTACTGCAAATTTATCTAATTTATTTCCAACTGTTTTCATATTATCTCCTTGTGTGTAATAGTCTGTTTGAGTATATCATACTCAATAATATTTATACAAGAAAAAGGGTGAATCAATCTTCTTTAGGATGAAGACCGTTACTGTGTTTATCGGTTACTTTTTCAGTATCTTGAAACAAACGTTTCTCTTGTGCTGTCAGTTTGTCTTTGTGAGTTTTGCGAGGATTACCGCATAAGTAGCAATTAGGATTACCGCAATCCATAACATGGTGTTTAGCTAAACGATGCGGTTCTTTAATTGCTTTGTCTTTGTTTGTAAGACCATGTGTTTTGGCAATTTGAACTTGTCGTGCGATTGCTACATCGTTTTTGTGACGGCGACGACTATTTAAAAATTTTGCTGTATCATTTGACATTGGTACCTCTTCGGTATTAATAAGCTATCTATTGTATATTAGTAAACTTCTCAATACACATTTGAGTTTTATTTCTCCAATGTGTTAAAGACTCTGCTAAAAATCTATCTTTATCAATATTAGTAAATATACTTATCTTAGAAATCAAATCAATAACATTTCCATATAGTAATTCTTTCCAAGAAATAAACAATATATTAGTCATATTTTCTTTAAAAGAAAATTCTTCTAACCAATGATAATGTTCTGCTGATATGTTTTTAATTGATTTTTTATGTCGTTCACAATCTATAATGAATTTTCCATAAAATACCTTTGCTATATTTAGTATATCATCTATGTCATATGTAATTCGTATACTTCTGACAAAATATGAATTAATAGTGCTTATGTTGGCTAAGTGTGCCGCAGTATAATAGGGTTTTTCTAAACCGCTAAGTGGCAATTGAGAAAAAATATATTTAATTTTATCTAAATCAGGTGTTAGTAATCCCTGTACAGGACCTATAATATCTTTAGCACTGAACAAGTGAGCATTTCCATGCTCACTTAGTTTAATATTGTCTTTATTATTACGTTTTGCACTAACAATAAAATGACACAAAAAATTTCCACCGGTACCGCCTATGTAAGTAATTGGTATGATTTCATCTGACTTCATGTTACCATTTTTTTGCGATAATCTTCTACTGCGGCTTTGATGGCGTCTTCTGCGAGGATGCTACAGTGGATTTTAACTGGGGGGAGGCTGAGTTCTTCTGCGATTGTGCTGTTTTTAATTGTTGATGCTTCATCCAATGTTTTACCCTTGACCCACTCTGTGACAAGACTTGAAGAAGCAATTGCCGACCCGCACCCATATGTTTTAAATTTGGCATCTGTTATTAACCCTGTTAGTTTATCTACTTTAATTTGTAATTTCATTACGTCACCGCATGCGGGTGCTCCAACCATACCTGTACCAACGTCTTCATCGTCTTTTGCAAAACTGCCGACGTTTCGTGGGTTTTCATAGTGGTCAACTACTTGTGCGCTATAAGCCATGTGTTAGTCTCCTGTATTGTATTTAGTATGCTTCAGGTTCTTCATCTATTACTATCCAACCTAATTTCAATAAATCTTCTCGTATCTCATCAGTTACACAACTTTCTGACACAAACTTTTTACCTTGTATATAGTATTCTTGCTGTTCTTTAGTTAGTGCTTGGAATTCATCATCATCTAGTATCTTAACATCTCTGATGCCGCTACAGTACCAATCAATGTAATCACCCTTTTCTTGCATATCAGCAATGATGCCACCTGCACTTCTCCAACTACAGTGCCATCGTTTCTCAGTTAGTATGGGGATAACATCGTTTTTAGTGAAGTCATTATTACACATTGCGGCATATAAGTTTTGTGCATACACATCACTTGCTTTTACTTTGTCAATAATCCATTGAGTACTGCGTAAGTCGTACTCCATGTTATCTTTTTGCCATTCAGGATTTGCAATATTATCTTCATCTTGCTGACGATAAGATTTATAAAGATTTAAATAATCTTCACTAGGCTCTTTACCCTCTTCTTTACAACGTTCAACATACGCCTCTGCTTGAAAAGTATGTCGTTCTGGACTTTTACTTATCATCTTCTACCTCTATCCATGTGTGATCTCCTAACCATTTAACTTTACACAAATATTCATATTCAGTGGGAGAACTACTAGACCAATCATTGGGTCCATTAATGCTCAACCTAGTAAACTGTTTTCTATGGTCATACAATAACCAATATATACTACCATTTGCTAACTGAAAATCATACTTAGCGGCATGAACCATATCAGTCAAGTCTAAACGATGTTTAATCTGTTCTGCTTGTTTCTGTAGTACGTTAACTAGTTCCATGATTCTATCATATTCTTGCTTGGCATGTAGTCTTGCAACATTAAGCATAATGTCTTTATGCTTCTCTACAGGGACTAAATCAAATTTAGGTCCACTAGATTCAGTAGCGTATGGTGTTACATTGCGATTAAAGAAATGAATCAGTGATCCAGAACTAGTGGAATCATAACTACTAACTCCATTTGCTGAATTTGGTTTATCTTCGCTCATACATCAGATTTAGATTTTTTATGCTTAGAATAAAATATATGATTTCCTATCCTCTTTACTTGTTTATAAGGCCACATAGGGTCTACATGTATATTATGAAAAAATAATGTTGACTTTGGAACAACGTCATTGTAGCCATCGTTAACCATAACTTCGTATGCTACTTGTTGTGCTTGTATATATCGTTGACTATTTTTATTGGGTTCTGATTTGCCTTCACATACCCAGCTAAACTGACAAAGCTTAACTCGCTCTGCTAAGCCATCAGTGTTTATTTTGTCAAGGTGTGTAGTTTGATAAACCACTTCACATGGATTCTTTCCAAATCCATGCTGAACTCTATTCATTACAACTCTAGCTACAGCGGCTTGACCTAATACAGATTCTCCACCTGCTTCATAAAAAATATTTTTAGCCATACAAGCAACTTGTTTAGGGTCTACTATTTTTTTAATATCAGCATGTGCTTGTACAACAGGTTCTGGTTTGTTCATCTGTGTTATTGAACCAGATAAAAACAACCCGTAAATTAGTACCAACATAGTGGTAGCTAATTTACCAAATTTTAAAAAATTTTCTTTCATTACTATCCTTTCACTTGTTTGAACAAGTTATTAGTGATTACAAATCGTCCCAGCAATCGCAATTGCATCTAATGACATCATCGATTGCTTCATTAATTGAGTATACTGATGATAATACATTATTTGAGAAGAAGGGTGGGTTTAATTCCGGAGGAATTATATCTCCAAAACCTCCTCCACCAAAACTTCCCGGGAAGTTTGGTTCACCTGTATCAATCGGGGTACCTGGGCCTGGATCCCCAGGGATAATTGGAGGGAATTCAGGGAAGTTGGGATCCACAGTGTCTGGATCTTGTGGAGGTAATACAGAATCTCCATCGTCATTAATAACCGGTTGTAGTCCAGGGTTAGTGACGATATACAAGTTAGTACCCGAATTATAATAACCAACCGGAGTAGGAGCAAGTATGGCACCGTCTGCACAGCGTACTTGTTCGAGTTTTGCAGGTATAGTACCGGGTAGTAAACCATTAGCAATCAATTGTTTATTTTCTTTTGATGTTATTGTGTCGGGTATGTTATTATCTAACGGAATGCCTATTGCTGTCAACTTGTTTTGGTTACGTGACTCACGCATCATGCCCACAAGACTTTGGCCACCACTAGTACATAAGTTTACAATTGCTTCTAATGTTTGTGCAGTCATATGTGGCTTAGTATTAAGCGCAAATTGAGGTACTGCGTCCGTAAATACTATTTGACTAGTAGGGAATCTATTTAGATTATCATCTTTGGGTACGGGCAAAGGTGCAAGTCCTATACTTCTAGCACGTTGTTCTCTAGTCAATTGTTCGCCAGTTCTATCCCATAATTTATTAAGAAGAAACGATTCTCTAGGTCTGTTGTTTCTTATTGCTAATATTTCTTCGTTGGCTTGATCGATATATGATTTAACCGGAGAATTCATCCAAGACCAACCAGGTTCTCCTGATGCTATTTTACCCGAGCCACCGGTAAAGAAAGGATCAACATATACGTCACCTCCTGTATTTTTACCAGCAGTTGATATCGCACCAGATGGAGATACAGGGAGAGTTTCTATAGGTGGGTGCTGAATTGTCACTGATTCTCTAGGCATGTTGGATCTTACCCAATTATCGTCTTGTGGTGGATAGAAGGGGCGAGTTTGATTAGGATATATATTACCTGCTGACCAATTAGTCTGTACAGTATGTGCCCACAAATATGGTCCACCGTTGCTTATGTCTGCACTTACTCTGCCAAAAGTTCCTCTGCCCATAGAGCCGGCTAGTTCATCGTTTCTACCAGTACTTGTTATTACAGACGCTCCTACATTATTTGGTCGTATAGTTACAATAGGATTGGGCGCTGTACCTCTTCCATAGCCGCCGCCGTCTTCACCTAAAGTTAACGATAGTGAATAATACCAATCATATTCTTCTGGTTCGCCAGGGGCTGACCAATAAAGAGGACTATTAGTAGGAGCAAACGTGTATTCAACTGGATCGTAATCCGGCTCTTCGGGGTCTGGCTGATAGTCAGGATTAGGTGGATTGGGGCTAGCCGTTGGTGGGACATATGCTTTAGAAATAACATACCAATATGGTTGAGTAATATCTATTCTTGCTTTTTCCCAAGTTACTGCTAGAAACAATTGATTGTATATGTTATGTAGTTTTTGTGTTTGTATGCCACGTATGGTGTTGTATATTTCTCTCAGAGGGTACGGCAATCCTGACATACAGCCAAAGAAATCTGAGGTAGTATATTGTCCTCTAGGACCCGACCCCAAGGCAATAAGATTCAATGCTTGATCTGCTTCTGATAATATAGTAGGTATATCAGAGCCATTAATGTTAAGACCTTTTGTAGTCTCTATTGTCATTGCAGCCTGAGCTAATTTTTCAACTGGAACATTAGTAATGTTTCGTATTTGACTAATTGATGCTCCAAATGCGCCGGCGGCTACTGCAATATCAGGTGGTAGTATACCATCTAGATATGATCCAAAACCACCTTGAACAAGTTGAATATTGATTTCAGGTTCTGTAGTGTTTGCTGTATTAGTTGTTAATTCGCCTGCCATATTTTTATTCTATTAAGGTTGTTCCCATGGTCTTATCAAATCTGTAGGTGCTGCCACACCTTGTGATTGGAAAAGATCCTCTCTGCGGTCTGCACGTTGTACTTGTTGTACAGCTTGATTTTGTATTCTAGGATCTTCGTATGGATTTGTAATACCTTGTGCGGCCCAAGTTTCAGAGATTGGTTTACCAGTGACTGGGTTTATTTGATCTCCTTGCCAGGCAATGAACGCATCAGTTTCTGCCTTAGGTATTACTGCAGGATCTCTACCTAAGAATGGGGTAGAAGTAGGATCACCTGCAACAACACTTTGATTTCCTACTGCTGGTCCGGCAGCAAAAGTTACATTAGATGATTGCTGTGTTGGGATAGGGGCGTCAGCAAGTGCAGTACCAATGTTTGGTGAGGGTACTCCTGCTGGATACACAGGTGTTACTCTGTCTTGTACTGTAGGTGAAGTTAATTGAGAGTTGACTGATGCGTTTGCTACTCCCTGTCCGTATATAAAATAATATACTTTGCTTGACGGATAAAGTCTAGTTGAGAAGTTGTTATTTACGGTTGATGTAGTCAAATCTTTTACTTGAGTGTTCAACACATCAATTGTATTGGCGAATAAGGTAACTGCATCATTGTCTGTACTGACTGCTAATTGATTATTTAATTCAGCTACTACTGTTAAAGCATAACCTTGGAAGTTAGGATATGTGTTGCTATCAAAAGAAGACGTAGTTGTCCGAGCAGTGGCTGTAATTATTGTAGATACTGTGTTATCTGTATTTCTAGTTGTTACTAAAGTATAATATGGTACTGACAAATTATTGCCACCATAGTATACATTTTTTGTATTTGTAACTGGAGTTATACCTTGTGCGGCTTGTCCGGTGTTGTATAAAGGAACAGTTAATGTCTGATACACTGCTGAACTAGTTGATGTAGCTCTAGTAGGAAACAATTTTTTAGGATTTAACAAATCAGCTAATGATTCTATTCCTTCTGTTTTGCAATTCAAAGGTATCAATACTTCTTGCAAATCTTTTCCTAGAACAATGGTAAAAGCTTTATATATTTTTACTTGTTGTTCTTTTGTTATACTATTGTTATTACTAAGTATAGCGGCCAATTCAGATTGAGTCATGCCGGCGGCTAATAATGCTAAACTAACAGCTGGTGTTAGTGCATTGTTTTCTTGTAAAGTTTCTAATAAATTAGAAGGTAAGCCAAACGTGTTAATCTTATTTAGATTAATTGCACGTCCAGTTTTAATCAAGTCTTGACCAAAATTGAATGTAGCCAATGAGACACCTGTTATGTCTGCACTAATCAAATCATTCATATTACTATACGTACCTTCTAAGAATGACTTAGAATTGTCAACTGAGGTTATAGCACTATTAGTATAGTTTACAAACGAGTCCGCTTGTTGAAAAGATCCTAAGAAATCTTTATACTTAGGTTGACCTTCATTATAGTTAAATTCATCCCAAGCTTGTAACGCAATTAATCTATTGAAGCCCCACTGTGTTACTGGTTTGTTGCCACCATTACTATACTTAGTACCACCCCAAGCAGTACCTACACCGTATGGACCAGTTGTATCATTATTCCATGTAAACGCATACGTTCCGCTATTACCTAATCCCGGTACTAGTGTTCCATATTTAATATTTCCGCCAGTGACATTACCTGGGTCAGCAGTTGTTACTACTACAAATGAGCCAGATTTACTTGTACTAATCAACCAAGTATCATTGTATCCTTCAACTGACGCACTTAGCTGTATGTACGTACCTGCAGGAAATTGACTTATTACACTAGTATCATGGTATACTGTAAAGTATGAAGGTGTCGATACAATGTTTATAAAACCTATGCTATTTGTCAATCCACCTACAAAAATTATATTATTGTATACATCTCCGTTAACTTGTCCACGTAGACAAGCATCATTTATTGACCAAGTAATTAAACGTAATACAGTGTTTTGTACGATTGATCCAAACGAAAAATCAGAATAAGATTTGCTACTGCCGGCAAAATCAGTTACAATTGGATTGATACCTAGTCCATTGTTTTGCAACAATGAACTCATTACGTTTACGCCCAATGGGCTTTGTTTTCCTGAATCACTCATGGCACAAATATATCAGGGCTACCTTGAACAATAGAATGTCCACATGTATTACCCGATCCTACTCTTAATACCGGTGAGCCCTCACAGAATACTGTAGGACTACCGCCGGTTGTTGAGGCAGCTTTGTGAGGAGGGTGCGGCTTTCTACCCCATGGTGCATGAGGTGTTAATTGACTAACATGCAATCCTACTTGAATGCCGTTAGCAAAAACAGTTGAGGCACCACGTATTATCTTGCCGCCTGCTTGATTTTCATCACCCTTCCTACTAAGCTTTGCCATATTATCCCAATACTATTTTCTTATCTGGTACTTTAATACCGGTTGTTGCTTCTAAATACTTCATTCTAACACTATCATCAGTTTCAGCGTAAATAGCAATACTACTAGTATTTAGCTTGAATTCACCCTTCGGATTTGCAGTAAAGATACTAGGGATCATTTGCATACCCTGCTGTGTAGGTGCAATAGAGACAGGTTCTTCAATAATAATGAAGTCACCACCTGCTTGAATTACCTTTGCTATAAGTTCTTCACCTGAGTTAAGTTTAAATGTGTATACTTTGTTTGATTCAATTGCTATTTGCATTAGATACTTTCTGTTAATTTTTGTTTGAGTTCAGTGAAACCACCGATTAGTACGCCATCTAAAATGATTTGCGGTACTGTTCTTGCTGACGGGATTGCTTCTAGCAATTCTTCTTT